ACAAGAAACTATTTTGTTATATATAGCACTATTGAACTTGTCAGCGGTCAATCCCTTTTGCCCTGCGTCCTCATACCAAGCTTGTGCAAAAGACACTGCATCCTTCATTGCGTTCAAGAATTCAGGGTGTTCACGCATCCAATTATAGATAGTTCCCTTCGCAACTCCGCACGCTAAACCTATTTGAGCAATGCTTTTGCCTTCCTTACCACAATCAATTGCGACTTGGCAATACTCAGGTCTGTAATGTGTTGGGTGTCCTGCTGGCATACTAACCTCTAGGATTTGCGTCTTGGAATTTCTTCATTGCTTCTTCTGGTGTATCTCCGCCTTTGGTTATGTAAATTCCCTTTGTAGGGCTAACGAACTTCTGCGCCATTTGTAGGATTGTCTTTTCGCCTGCTGTTATGTTAATACATTCAGAACGTCTTGCAGCTCCTTTAAACACAATGCTATAGTTGTTGGGGCAATTCTCTTGTAGGAAATATTGAACACGTCCAGCAAATATAATATCAAGCCTTGCTTTTATCTTATCCCATTCAGTTTCATGTACTACACGCTTTTGCTCAAGTTCATCAGGTACTAATATTTGAGATTGGTCAACCGTAGGATTTTCAGCAACTACTTCATCAGGTGATACTGTGCTGTTATCTTCTTCGGCTACATATACCTTTTGTGCATCATCCCCACGCTCGAACCTGTCAAGACGTTCAGCTAATTCTTGTTTCGAGCCCTTTGCATTAAGACCTAGCCTTGCACACTCGGTTTTCATTTCATTGTAGGAAAGTTCTGCCATATCAACCTCTATAAATAAATATACTTAATGTTACTATATATCAATATATTATGCAAGTATTAACAATACTACATTTATCCACACCAATATACTTGTTATTATAAATTTACATTCTTGCTTGTCTGCTTTTGTCATATCCATATTAATCAACTAGAAGCTCTATTATTTGTTTGGCTTATCAGGTGTATATATCCAATGCGTGTAGTTTTCAATGCCCATTACAGGGAACAAACCACCATGTAACCATTCGCCATCTTTAAAAAAACAATCAGGTGTTCTATGACCCTTACAATCTTTACCGCCCTTATGCCACAAATCAACTACTGTACCATCTTTCGGTGCTGTCTCTATAGGCTGCCAGTCCATCTTATCAAGTAGGGTTAGGGCTTGTGTAAGTTTATCTGCATGCTCTAAGTTTTCTTTAAACTTACGCTGGTCTTTTTTCCGCTCATGATGAGTAGCATATTTTGTAAATATATTTACACCATGTTGCAAAGCTTCTCTTATCTCTTTCATTTGTTAAGCTCCTTATATATCTCGTACATATCGTTTATAGCCTGCACCACATCATCAGGGATTTGCTTATAGCCTGTTCTCCACCTTTGAACCGTTCTTTTTTCGTAGCCTGCTATATGCGCTAGGGTAACAATCCAGTGATACCCTAGCATTGTTTCTGCCTTTTCTTGCCAGTTCACTTATACCGCCTCTGCATACGCTGTTTTAGTGCCTTGAGACCACGTGCTATATGCATTATCTTTTTCAACATTATTGTTAACAACATATCTACTCGAAATATGTCCAGCATTCCATAATGCTGATGCCGCACTTTTAGCTTGAACAGTTTTTGTTGTAACGGTATCAGCTTTTTTACTGTGTGCGTGAACTGTAGTTTCTGTGATTTTGTAAGTTTGAATAGTCATAATCGTTTCCTCTGATTTGTAGTTTGGCTTTATGCCTAACCCCTGGTACTGAGTATATATGGTTGCAATACTAGTGTCAACAACCTTTTTTAATCTTTTTTCGCTTTTTATTTTAAATACGGGAGGGCAAACCATAATTTTAACAAAGTATTAATGATTAAAACACCCTCCCTATAGCTCGTAGGCTATTCTTTACACAGCTAACGCATCAAAAAGCGTAGGAGTATCAACATCACGTTCCGCAGCTTTTAGATAACTTACACCGCATCTATGATAGTCTTTATTTAATTCACTTGCATAACCTCTACGCCCCATTTTTACAGCACAATAAGGAACTGTCATTAAACCACCGAAGGGGTCTAAAACAAGCTCACCTTTATTTGTATAGCGTTCGATTATCCGTTCTACTATATCAATCTGTAGCGGGCATACATGGTTAGCTTCACGTTTCAAACCTTGTTGCGCGTTCAATGTATTCATTCTATGCACATCATGCCAACAATCATCTCTATGGCTTGCAGGTGCTACGCTCATAAATGAACTTGGCAACGTGCCTTTATCGTCTAAAGTTTCAGCAACCTGAACATGGTCTTTGTAGCTATAGATATTTTCTAGGCTTTTTTGTGTAAATAATTTGCTTATAGCTTCCACGTTCAAGCCCTCAAAGTCTTCAGCGTTCATAAATCTATCACCTGAAGACCTCCAAAAAGCATGTGCATCTATTTGCCACCTTCCACGTGTATAATCTTTCTTATCTTTTTTTACAGGTGTATCAGCATAAGCTGTACTTGTGTCGGTTGGTAACTTCCTAAATAGTAATATATATTCTGGTGAACCTACGCCCATTTTTGAGCCGTCTTTGCACTGCTCACTCCAGCCTAATCTATATGTTTGGTTGTTTTCTCTTACAACGTCCGTAACAACTGTTATCATGCCAAAATATATAAAACCATGTCGCCTATAGTGATTGATACAATCCACATGGAAAGGGTCAACGCTTGGCATGCCGTAACCTGTAACATTTCCAAATTGTATTCTGTCTTTCACGTGACAAGCATAAACACGTCCAGGCTTCAACACCCTTAACAATTCAGGTGTTAAATAGTCCATCTGTCTAAAGAACTCTACATTATCGCTATTATGTCCAAAATCGTTATAGTTAGCTGAATACTCATAATGATTTCCAAAGGGAATTGATGTATGAATTAAATCCACGCTATCAGATTCTACATAATTCTTAACCTCATCTACGCAATCATTGTGTACTGCTGTGTAATATTTACCTTTTACTTCTTTTCTTTCCACGCCTATATCCCTTTTTAATTCTGTTGCAAGTCCTGTTTCTGCTAATCCAAACTTTTTTATAATCTCACTCATTCTTACACGTAAGTTTTTATCATCAGCCCATTTCTTTTTGAGTGACTTTAGAACTTCTCGCTCGTTTTCTGTGTAAATTATATGAATCTCAACTTGGTTTGTTTGCAAAAACCTGTGTATTCTGTGTATTGCCTGTATAAAATCATTGAATTTATAACCAACGCCCATAAATATAGCTTTGTGGCAATGCCTCTGGAAGTTACAACCTGAACCTGCTATTGACGGTTTGGCAGCTAAATATTTAAACTTACCGTCTGAAAAGTCTATTATATCTTGTTCCCTTTTTTCTAGGTCTTGACTTCCATATATTGCTTTCGCCTCTGGAATTGCCTTTTTTATAGCATGACGCTCGTCTTCTAAATCATGCCAAATTATATAATGGCTATCAGGGTCATTATTGATTATCTCTTGAGCTTTTAAAACCCTATCTGCTATAGATTCCCTTTTTTCTCTTGATGTTTCACTTAATGAACTTGTTACGTCTTTTATAAGCTTACCTTGCCCCCATCTATCAAAATCCTTTGAAATAACTTCTGCGGGTAACTCATGTTCAATTACTTTTAATTCAGGTAAACTATAGCCTTCGTCTGAATATCCTAAATCGCTTGGTGCTTGCAAAAACATTGCCCAAGAATGTAACCAGTGGTAAAACTCTCTTTCCATGTGTGGATATAAAGTTAGGTTATTAGCTTTTTTACTATCTCTTTGAAAAAATCTAGTCAAAGCCTGTCCTGTGTCCATTATGCCTAAAAAACCTGCATAATGTATAAGCTCTTTATATCTGTTTGGCGAAGGTGTTGCAGTTGCTACGAATCTATATGGCACTTGGTCAAATAATAATAGAAATGATTGATATGTCTTTGTTCCATAACCTCGCAAAATACTAGCTTCGTCTAAAGAAATACTAGTAAATTGGTTTACGTCAATCTTACCATCTCTGACACTTTCGTAATTTGTTATGTAAAAACCATCTGTTGTTATTTCATGGTCTTTTTTAACAAATGTATAATCAACTCCCAATACTTTACCGTCACGCTTAAACTCTTGGCGAACTCCAAGCGGTGCAATAATTAAATGCTTACCACCTGTTTGTTTTTCTATAAGTCTTAGTATTTCAGTTTGAATCCAAGTCTTACCTAAACCAAAACTACAGAATATAGCAGCTCTGCCTTTTTTTACAGCCCATTGTATTATGTCTTTTTGATGCGGTTTACAGCCTTGATTAATATCATCTTGCGATATTTCAAAACCGTTGTTACTTGAAAATTTGAACTTTGTTGTTAGAAATTCGTAATAGTCCATAGATACCTCGTTTATTGTTTAATTTGTTGCCCCTCGTATTTTTTGCCCTAATGGGCGAGGCGGATACGAGTACCGCCCCATAATTTTTATACACTTACCACTGCTAGTTGTCAACCCTAACTACACCCATATATCAAAATTTTCTGGTAAATATTGCCAATATAAATACCCAGCCTCGATAAGCCAGTCTTGGTCTAGGTCTGGCATGTCGTGACCGTTTACAACACCATCTTCATTTATTTGAAATAAGTTAGCACCTGAACCATCAGAAAATAACGCTACAAATTTACTGTTGTTTTCTGGAAAATCATCTATCAAAGAATTTAAATATCCCTTCTTAAAAATATTAAAACATTCTCTATTGCCATGAGCGTATATTGTTACTGACTTTGCTAACAGGTCTTTACTTTCGTTTTCTATATTATTCTTAAATCTAGTTAACTGCCCTTTTTCCCAAGGCTCTAAGTTCTCTCGGTATTTATCCCAAATTTCATTTATGTTTTGTTCCAGTTTTTTATCTTCCATGTTTTACTCCTCAGTGTTTTTTTCAACTATATCTTGGATTGCCAGTAATACATCTGTCGTATGCTGTTGAATAATTAACATGATGTTATCTGGTATTTTTCCATATTTCATGCACACATATTGCCCGTCAAAGTCTAGTAAATTTCCCAATTTTAAAATAAGCCGTGTTGATGGTGGTGGGAACTCGCCACGCTCTATTTTTGACATATATGTAGGTGATACGCCAGTCTTAAAAGCCAGTTGTCGTAGGCTTATATTTGCAGATTCTCGCTTGCTTCTTAAAAACTCTCCAAACTCCATTTTATTCTCCTTGTTATCAGTATTGGTTATGCTCTAATAATCCATACATTGTTACGGTATATAATCACTTCCCATTTCAATACCTTTTGTTTCGTAATAATTCATCATCAACATCATTTTATTTAGCATTTCAACAGAATCTAATTCTAATGCCTCGCATAGTTTATGTAACGTTGGGGCGTTTGGTACTGCCCTTGCCTTGTCAATATCCAAAATATGCTGGCGGTCAATACCTGTATCTTTTGCTAGTCTTCTTGATGTTATACCTTTGTTGATTCTTGCTAAGTGCATGGATACTGCAAAGTCTAGATGGTTATTCATTTATAATCTCCTTTTTCCATTGTGATATTAATTTAACTGCCTTGCTTCCCTTCATAACCTTTAATAAATGAGGGGTTACTAACTTCCTAACCTTTCTAAAAGCTTCATCATCTGGCACTTTGCCGTCTACGGTCATAATTGATATACGCTCTTGGTATAGGTATTTTATGTCTTCTATGTCCATTATATTTCTTCTATGTGTGTTCCGTTGTGATGTATTTTAAACATTGGGTTACTCTCGCTTCCTAAAGAAAACATTTTTGTGTACCTAGTGTATTTCATAGTTAACCAAATTAAGTCACTTGTAGGTATTCCATCTTCGTTCTTCTGGCGGTTTATTGCATATTGTTGACTACAAGCTCTATTTAATCCTCTTGAAGCTAATACTTGCCCTTCGTCGTTAGACTGCACCAACAACAAACACCAGATTTTATATTTATTACCTATTTCTTGTATCCAATTTGCTACATCCTCAAGATGTTCCGCTTTTGACTGTCCTTTTTTCTGACCAGATACTAATTGATAATAATCTAATATAAATCCTTCAATCTTATGTTTGTAGTAATATTTCTCAACCATCACTTTTAAGCGGTCAAAATCTATAGCTGGCTCGTTTTCAAATAAAATACTATTATTGGTTTTTGGTATTACTTGACCTACTGCTGTTTTTATATCATCGTCTTTTCGTGACAAAAAAGCCTGACTCGGTAAATTTAACCGTTGCCCTAACATTCTATGCGTTATTTGCGTTGCGTCCATTTCCGCACAAACAAATAAATGTTTTCTGTTGCACTCGTTTAAGTGATTACTAATTGTACTAGCTAACATTGATTTTCCCATCTTTGCGGCGGCTAAAAAAGCATATACACGCCCCTGCTGCATACCTCCGCCCATCGCTGTATCAAGCATATTTAAGCCTGTTGTCGCTTTGTACTGTGGCTCTGGGTTGCACAGTTCATCATAAACGCCCTGCATAGCCTCTTGGATGGTCACTGAGTTATCATTGTTTCCTACGGTGATAATATCTGTAATTTTAGCAAGAAGGTTGCTGGCGGTCTTCTCTGCCTCATTATCGGCTATTTCTTTTACGGCTCGCTCTAACAACTCTTGAATCTGTCTTTTTTGCCGTAACTCGACAAGCGTTTTAACATGACTTACAAATCCAATAACTGCCGCACCTGTTGATGCACTTATTATGTCAACATAGTTCTGCTTTAACTCATCGCCTTTGGAATCGGTGACATCCTTAAATCTATGATATAGTTTAACGCTTGATACACTGCCCTCATTGACTTGCATATCTCTTACGCACTCAAACAGACATTGGTTAACGTAGCTTGTAAAACAATCTTTACTTAGCAAGTCTGTTACTTTGTAAAACAATTCTCCATTATTTATTAAACAACCAAGTATTGCACATTCTAGTTTTTCATTAATAAGGTTTTCCATTAGCCCAAGCCTCCTGCCGTTTACGCTCTTCTTCTATGTCGTGTAATATCGGTTCTATTTTTTGTTTTTTTTCTTTGTACTCATCTTCCCAACATTCACCATTAAGCCATGTTGTCGGGTGTTTGATGTATTCAGGTAATATATTATTTGCTTGGCAGTGCTGTTTATAGGCGGTAACACCTCTGATAATTTTTTCATAATCTATACCTTTCTTGCTAAGACTCTCAAATAATTTTTTAGCTGCCTTTTTACCATGCTTGCGTGGGTATATTTCCCAAAACTGGTCAAATTTATCTTCATTTTCTTCATTGTTTTTATTATCTTCATTTATATTATCGCCCTTTGCTCGCCCTCTGCTCGCCCCTTTATTGCCCTTCGGCTCGCCCTTTGTTTTTTCTTTTCTCTGATAATCTTCGTAATTACAGATAGTTAGGATTGTCCCTCGGCTCGTCCCTCGCTTGCCCACCATACCCAGTTTTTCTAACTTCTGTATGACCACCCGCACGCCCTTTTTTGACATGCAAAAACCCTTTGCTAAGTAACTTATCGACACCGCAATTTGTCCCCGCTCTAATTGAAACGTGTAACCATTAATATTAACCTCCGTAAGTTCATAAGCAGCATTCTGATATAGATAATTCCATATAGATGCCTCCCTTAAATCCTTAAATGCTGGATGATACCAAGCCCTTCTATATGCGTAACAATAGCCCTGATTATACGTCATATACAACCCCCGCTATCTTATCCTGCGAAACTGAAAAATAATTAAACTGCAAAGCTTTATCGAATGAATAATCAAAACAAGTGTACCACATTCTATATTCAGAATTTAACTCACAGTCCTTTTCCCAGTGTTGCAATGTATAATCTAGTTGTTGTGACAGAGAGCTACCCACCAATAGACAATCAAACTCACGCTTTACAAAATTTTCCCTCAAAAATAAATTTCCGTCACGCCGTCTGTAAAACCTCCTCATATCCAAATCTTCGAACATAAACATAGACTTTCGCTCAAAATAGTGCCTGTATCGCTCCATTTGAAAATAAGCATTATAATCAATCTCACCTTTCTTTAATTCTATAATTACAAACCTTTTTGTAATTACATTGTAGGCTACTATATCAACTATACCCACAGGCGTCCTATATTGGCGCACTAAAAATCTTAACCCTAAATTTTTTTTAAGATTTTGATTTGTTGATAGGTAATCTTCTAGTTCTTTTTCGGTAAATTGCACTGTTGGCATAAACTCCTCCGTTACTAAGGTTACGTTACTTTATGAAATCGGCAGGGGGGTGTAACGAATCCCCCTTTTCGCTCCGTCAAGCTAGCCTATGTTTATATAACACGAGTTAATAATAAATGTATATTTTTCTACTGTCAATATAAATGAAAGAAGTTTTCTTTTAACGCTTGACTACCTAGTGAAAGGTTGTTACTATGCACCCATGGAAAACAAAGACTATATAAGATTACACAGGTTTAGAAAAAAACATGACTTGGTTGCTATTGACGTTCCAAAAAAGGACGTTACAGCTATTATCAACATGTACTTAGCCAGTCGAAAAGGCGAGCTTAACAAAGACGTAAAAAAATATTTAAATCAACAGAAAAGGTAACTAGCATGGCAAAATCAGATTTCCCACTAAGAGCAAAAACAGATGATGAGGTTAACAACACATTCTTAAATGCACATTACGGCAAAAAAGGAATGACGTTTGAATTTTCGAAAAGTCGAGACATGAAGGCAACAAAAAAGGCTGCGGAAAGGTATGTTAAAAAACTAAAAAAGGAATATAAAGATTCATACATAACGCCTTTGTTCGATTATAAAAGTTCTGATATATACATTAATAATAGCGCGGCACATGTTTGTGATGGTGCTAAAAAAAAATATTACGGCTATCAAGTGACTGTTTTGAACAATAATATGTATGATTATATTTAGCTTTATATTTTTGGGGAATGGGGTATAATAAAACAAACGCCCCACTCCCTCCACAGGTGGGGCTTCTTTATTCTTTTATCCTTATTACTATCTTGCCGTTATCAACTTTTTCACCCATTGATGGTATAGGCTTAAACTGTGAATCATCTACACCCCAAGCATCTGCAACACCATCTAACAGCCCTTTAATAGAGGCTATGCAGTTATCCTTATCTTGCTTGTGGTTTGTTTTTGGGTGGAAGGTTATATCTAAGATATACTCCTCCCTAACTTCGGGCTTAGGGTGTGCCAGTGCTATAATATATGCGTCCCAGCGTTGTTTTTTTCTAAGTCTTGATATTGTTCCCCAGTGTGCGTTTTCATTGGGGCTTAGCTTTCTGTTAAACCAAAGGAACTCTAATTCTATCATAAAAAGCTCATAAGTTGGAGGTGTTAACAACTCAGGAGCAAAGAAAAAAAGTTCTTACATCATGTCATTAGGGGCGTTACCGCTGACCTCCTCCAACATTGATATTTTAACATAATAGTTGAGATAGTAAAGTATAAAAAAAATCTACAATGTGTTTGACATATATATTTACAGTTGTTATTATTGGTTTGTTAACAATTAAATGGAGTTCTTAAAATGGCAGAATCAACAATAAAAGCCACGATAATATTATTGCTAGGCTTAACTATAACAGTATTAATTACAGCTAGATGGATTAACTGTAAGGGCAGTTATTGCCCTAGCGTTAAACATGCGGTTGAGAAATGGGAGGGTTTAAAAAATGGCAAATAAGCAACAAATATACTCCAGATGGGATGATTCAAAGGTTTTATTTGAGTGCGAATTGTCAGCAGAAGTGCAAAACAAATCATTACACGTAAAGACTGGCTTTGCTATAAGGCTTGCGATAAAGGAAAAA